TTCTTTACAATATAGCTGCCGTCCACCGGCACGGGCGAGTTTTCTTCAAGGTATCGCGTTTGCGGGTTGTTACCCTCGTAGCGCGCGGCATTGCGCTCTGCTAATGATTGGGCCAAATCCATTGTGTTACCTGTTCTTTGCTCATTTTAACTCGTAGTCCGGCTCAGAGCGGTTTAAAAAGTTGGTAAAAAAGTTAAAGTAATCTTGGTCAGACTGATCGTTCTCTTTTGGCACTGGCGGTGGCTCTACCGATTTTCTAGCTATTCTTTCCGCTATAAATCCAAGCGTTTCTAATTCAAGCGCGCGTTGCATTTGAGACAGGTTTTTGTTTTTCTGTATTCTTTCGCGGCCCTCTATAATGTCTTGCAATGTCAGTTCTTTAACTTTTTTAAGCCCGGTAGCCTCATCGCTGAGATAATCAACAACAAAGGGCAACGGCACCAAAAACTCCAGGTCTTCGTCCTGCGCGCGGGTGAATTGTTCGCGCACTTGAAGATATGCCTCTTTCGGCGAGAGGTTTGCGTTTATATCACCAAGGTTCGTGGTCAGATCGAAATATGTCTCTATAGCATCGTCAGCCAAATCTATTTCAAACGGATCTTGAGGCAGTATTCCAGCTGCGGTTACTTTTTGTGTCAGCCCTATCTGAGCCTTTAGAGTGTCATGATACCGCTTGATTTCTCGTGAGAGTGGAGACTTGCCCCCCCTTAGCGCTGCGCGCTCTCTGAGTTGCTCAACCTTTTCAAAGCCAATTCTGATGCCCTGGTTAGCGTCCAATCGCTGGTTGATTGCCTCGATTTCCTCTGTGGTCTCGGCTGACATAATGTCGGCGTTAATCTCCGCAATCAGCCGCTTGTCTTCTGTAACCTCGCCACCGCGCAATATTTTCAGAGTATAGTTATAGGTGTCCTGGCTAATTTCATCATTCTCTAGCTTCTGCACCAATTCCAGTTCGGTTGGCATGCCGGCCTGTTCTTTTGCGTCACTTGGGTTTTGCTGGGCTGATACAATGCGGCGATGCAAATCACTGGCGTTAGTTCTGTGGCGATCTGTGCGCGCTTTTTTATCAAGTCTGTCTTGTTGTTCTAATCTGCGCACCTGCTCATTGGACAAACTTTCTTCAAGCCTTAAAGCCTGCCTCTGAAACCTGTCGCGATCTTCCGGCTTCAAATCAGGAAATTCTTTTCTGCTTGATAGCTGCTCAAATAATTGTCTTGCGCGCGCTGGGTCTTTGCTTACGCTGGCGTCCAGTATCCGGCTTTGCACATCACCAGTAGCAATCCGGCCCCGCGCCGTTCTTTTAAAGGTAACTGCCTGGGTCTGGGTTATATGGCCGCGCGCAGCCATAGTGTCATAAAGACCGGGCAGCTCACCAATGCCAAATAACTCCGAGTAGGCTATCTCTCGCTCGTATCTGTTTCCACTGAAAGCTTGCTTTATTAAGACATCAGCTCGCTCAAGCTCGATTGCCTTGTTCCCATCAATTTGTCGATTGCGAGCGTCCTGATTTGCCGAAATGACGGTGCCAAGCGCTGAGGCGCGCGCCACAGTCAAAAACTTTTTACGAGTTTTTGTGTCGCTTATTTCGGCTGCCTGTTTTTGTATTTGGGTTTCCAGGCGATCCTCAAAGCTTGGTGTGTTGCGGTTTCCTTGCAGCACCGTCGTAGGGTCTTCGCTCTTTGACCCGAAAAGCAATTCCTGAGCAAAAACCTTAAATTTATTTTCGTTGTCCGTAACCTCAGCATCGCGCTGCTCGGATTTTTGGCGCTCGTAAAAATCAAGGCCGATATTTTCAACAACACCCACGGCCCCACCAAGCGCTCTAATGTCAGCCGATAAGGCACTTGGATTTGCGCGAACGGAAAAATTTCTAGCCCCTGTTGACGCAGTGCGCTGTGTCTGGCGCTGATACGTTGGCACCTTCATTAGGCTTGAGCCACACGAGAAGCGGAGCCTAGAAGGCTACCTATCGCACCATATTGACCAGCCCGACGAGCGGCCTGCCCATACATCCTGTTCAGTGTGCCTTGCATGCGTTCTTGGGCTGCGCCTTCTAAATATTCCCGCCTGCCAACTTGCGCATTGTAACGTCGTATAGCTATTTCCTCGTCAGCCTCTTGGGCGTTTGCCAAGGCCACCTTTAAGGGTGTGCCTTCGTCAGCAATCCAGCCGTTGTATCTAAACGCCTGGCCCGTAGCGTCTTGCAGATCAGAAATGTCCTCGCGAAACTGGACAATGTTTTGCTCTTCTTGAAAAACAAGCTGGGCTGCCTCTTGTTCGGCCACCTTTGCATTTCGCTCGTTAATATCTGCATTGTAATTATAAGCGGCCTGCTCTTGGCGACCCGCTGCGATTGGAAACAAAAAGCTCATTTTTTCACCCATGCTACTCGTGTGTAGTCCATGCCTTCCGGCCCGTATTTGCGCATCACGCCCTCGACCTCGAAACCCATGAAGCGCGCAAACTTTAGCGCGACCGGCCAGTCTGATTTGCAGACTGCCTGGACGCGCCACAATCCGTTTTCGTCAATAACCCTCTGCATTACATCCGTCCTGGCAAAGCGGATAAATTTGCGCGGGTAGTCGTGTATTTTATTGCTGGCGATAAACCACGCCTCGCCGACGCCTGGCCACATATCTACGATGCCTGCGCAACATATAATGTGACCGTGTTCGATTAATGTGAACGACCAGCCTGGCTGTTGCAGCGTTTCTGCCCAGTCCTTCATATAGCCAATGTTTTTTACCGCGCCGTCATTAAGAGGCCCATCCATCAGGTCATGCAGATGGTCTTGCTGGTAATCGATTATTCTCATTGGTCATATGTAATCAGCCTTGGGAATATGCCGATGATTGTCAGCGGCAGAGGCTGGTTCTGCTGCACAACAATAAACCCGTCAGTGTCAAAGCCGCCGCGAAATTCAATCTCTTTGTCGCCAGTAAAAAGCGAAGTTGCGCTGGTCATTGCACCGGCAGATGAGCGAAACGGTATTCGATCTATTTCTGTTTCTGACGAACCGACCAACACGCCGACTGTGCGGAACAAGCGCAACACGACCTCATGTATGCGCTTCGTCTTGCCCTGTGCGGTGCCTTCTGTCCCGCCGGCATCGATGCGCATGGTCTGCAAAGTGCTGGTAAAGTTGAGGCCGATATGCGCCTTGGTCACAGAAAAATCCAGAGTTACAGCGCCACTGCTTACAACCTTGTCTGGGTGGACAGCTCCATTGGCTAATATGCTAACGGTCTGCCCCTCCAGGTGATCCAGGCCGGTAATGTTTGTAGCCGCCGATCCTGAATACGTCGCGCCACTGTCTACGAAAAATGCGTCCTCGACATCTTCGCCAAAATCAAACGTCTTAAAATATTCTATGAAGCGTTTCGTCGCGCCACCTATGGTGCGTTTGACCACCAGATAGGTGTCGTCCTCGTTCAGATCGCCAGGTATGGTGGCAACACTTTCGGCATGCCCAAAGGCGTCGGAGCCAAAAGCACCACCCAGCAAATGCTCATGCCAGGCCACGACGTTTTCTTCACGCCGGTATGTCATTCCGACAAACTTGCCGTTCTCAAGGACACACCAGACGACATTGTCCGGCTCTTGTTGTAGCGACATCTCTTTGATCCCGCTTTCGGTAATATGCTCAGCGAGCAGGGTCATGTCGGGTGCCTGATAGCTGTCAGTGTTCAGATCAAACACCAGCTCGCGCAGCTTGCGCTTTGCGCGCTGCACGAACAGCGTGACGTTTGCGACCTGCACCGGCTGTATGTCTGCCGACCCATAGGTAGCCTGCCGCTTCACCACAGCGTTTGTCGGCGACAGCGGCGCGTCTTCCGAGCTGGTTACAACAAATTCGCCGCCGCTTGTTCCTACCAGCAAAACACGACCGGCCTGCAGATATCGAATGATATTTACCTGGTTTGAGCCGAGCGTGTATGTCAGCGCATCATCGCCATCAGTGCCTGCTGCGAAATCCTCAAAACTACCGCCCACACTGAAAAACAACGTCTGGGGCTGCGACGTTGTAGAAGCAAACACCAGGCGCTGTTCGTAAAACGTGACCGCTGCCGGAAACCCCGTTGCGGTTGAGAACGCGCCCAAGGCCCACTCTGTTGATGCCTCAAGCTTGCCTGCAATGGTAACGCTGTCACCGGCGGCCTCATCAACCAAATCAGAGCTGGGTGCAAGCAGCATCGTATCGTCAGTGGCGCGCACAATAATTGCGCTGGTCTCATTGTTTGCCGCCGACGTGAAGCCCGTCACAACTACTTTTTGACCCACCTTGAAACCCTGCTCGACAAACTGTCCGGCCGTGTCTTGATATCGGTCATTGTGTTCGAGGCCGGTGGCGCTGGGGTCGCCCTCATGCGCGGATATTGTCGTCGCCGTGTAGCTGGGCGTCAGCTCCGCGCGCCCCTCAGCATTATCTTGCACAGTGGCTGTTACGCTCGTTGCGCTGGTAAAGCCTGTAATTTTTGCAAAGCCCTCATGCAGTTGCACCAAGCGCCCCACGTCGGTGCTGACAAAAACACTTGCGCTGGCTGTGATTGTTACCGAGCCGGTGCGCCCACTGGCCAACAAAGTTGTTGAGGTTGTGTTGGCCTCACCCATCGGGCCGCGCAAGAAATCAACCTCTGCAATTGTCCATGCCGTGTGGCTTGTCCGAGTGATTTTGCGCGGGGCAAAATCTGGGTGGACGATATACATCACATCCGCGCTTTGTGTAAACTTTAGCTTATCGAGATCGGTGTGCGCGTATGGCGTTGTCACCTCGACCGGACTGCCGCTCGACACGACCGTTCCGCCGTCTTTGTGAATGCGAAAGTATTGATCACCAAACTCAAGAATGTATGTCTGTGTGACATTAAACTCAAAAGGTATGAGCCTGGCGGCATTTGCGCTGTTTTTGACCTCGCGCACAAAAGTTGTGCCTGGCCTGCGGCTCGCGCCGCCGTGCGGATGCACAATAAAGTTTTGAAGCGTCTTACACCCGTTCTGGTATTTTGCAAGGTCTGTCCGGCCATCCAGCCGAGGCGACAGCTCGCCTGCAGTAAAGTTTGTAAACGCTGGTGACGCCTTCGCCATCAGAACCTCGAATTGATGAAGGTGTCGGCAGCAACCGTCCGGCTGTCAGAAATAACTGAGGTGTTTATATCGTTATCTTCCGTCGCATCAACGAAACGCGCTTCAGTCAATTTGTTTTGATAAAGCGAATACATATTGGACGTGAGCGCCGAGCTGCCCACCAAGGGATAGGCTAGATCGGCTGCGAGTGCGGCAGCAATGGTTTCGGTCAAAAGCAGATCATACTGATTGCCATCCAGCACCCGCCCAATGTAAATCATTTCGATGGTGCTTTCGTTGCACAAGAGCTTGCGGCCCTCAATCTTGTATAAGATGTCTGTGTCGCTGAGCTGTAGTACGCGCAGGCAAAACGGATCGGTCGGCAGTGTAAACTGCTGTGAAAACTCGAATGCTGGTGTTTCGGCGTCGGGCGATATCGACGCGCGTGTGGTCAGGCAGTTCCATGGGTGCGCGCGGAACACGCTGTCGCGCACAAAGGCGAACCGCTGATTACATATGCGCGCGGCCTTACTATCCTCGGTCAAATCAATAATGTTGGACGCGCCAATCTGATTAAGCGCGCTGTTACAAATGTCAACAATGCTTGCCATTTTATATCCCCAAAGAAAAAAAAGGGGGCAGCCGGAGCCGCCCCCCTTCACCTAGTTGGTGACGTAAAGCATCGTCACTGCGATTGAGCCAGTGCCGGCGGCACCTCCCATCGTCACAGTTACGACCTTGCCGTCTTCGTTGGCGTCAACCTCTTCACCATTTAGCAAAGCGAGCGTGGCAGCAATGTCCACGATCTGAGCTGACGTTGAAGCGGCGGCAGCTTTGTACGCTGCGGCAGACGCAGAAACTGCGGTGCCGGCAGAGTTGGTGTGGGCTGCAAACCCAACAGACAACGTGGTAGACGAACCCAGTGCGTCGTGCGCCAACTGGCCTTGCAGAATGCGCGCGCCATTGGGCAATGCAAACATCTCAATGACATCGCCTGATGCCAAAGAGGATGCCTCATATGTGCCGTGTGCAACACGCACCTCGCCGCTAAGCTCGTTGGCTTTCACGAAATCAGAGGGGTCGTCCTGGGTCAGCGTCGTGCGCTGAGTGCTATAAACAGTAGCCATTTCTCAAGCCCTCCTATGCGCTCTCGTCGCAGTCAATCTGAACCACCTTAGCTTCTTCCATGCGGGTCGCCCCGAAAGAAGCGCAGTAGTACACCTGCGTCGAATATGATTTATCGGCACGTTCATCAATCCGGCTTTGGACATCCTTGCCAACGGCAAGCTTGATGCCGTCCTCGGCCCATGCAAAGCATGAGCGGATGTTGCCTGATTTAGTCAAACGTGTGGTGACATGAAACTGAAAGCCCATGAAGCTATTGATCTCACCCTGAACCAGAGCTTTGACCGTGTTGAAGTCTGACGACGTTACAGTCGTGGAGTTCAACAGGGCTTCGATCTGGTCTGGCCCCACGGCGATATGACGTGGGATCGACGGGTCAACCGAGCCAAGGTCAAGAATTTTCTTGGCCTCAATGAGCTTTGCCAGGGTCAGGTCGGCAGAACCGTTTGCAATCTGGTTTGCAGAAAGCATGGTTGTGCTTGTCCCGCCGGACTTGCCGGTCTTCGCCGTGCCAATAGCAGCTTCAATAATGCTGTCATCCATTGACCGGCCAATGGCTGCGGCAGCAGCTCTGGCATAGGTTGATGTGGGATCAATGAGCATGCGAACTTTATCGGCATCGTCGATAAGGTCAGCCCACTCGTAGCTGTCCATAGTCACCATGCGGCGGCTATGGGGTGTGTCCACCGTGGGGGTGTCCCCGTGGCGGCTGGTGCGTTTTACAGCAGCGGCGCTACCGACTTGGTCGAAAAATGCTTTTTCGCCGGTCACTGCTTCCTCAGATACGCCACCTCTTAGGATGGAACCCATC